AGAAGTTGTTGTGCTAGGTTGTTACGCAAGGCTTTCTTGTTGTCAGCTATTTCTGAGTCAGCAAGACCAGGGGCGTCAGCATACACGCCTCCGTTGATAGACGCGTTATAATACATAGTTAGATTAGTCTGTTGGTTAATAGCCATTATAATGTCGTCTTGTCCTTGTGCCTTGAATAAGGTCAGTGCGTTGGCAGACGCTGTTAGACCCATCTCAATTCTTGTTTCTTCTTCCTCTTCCTCTTCAGAAAGAATTAGTTCTCCATCTTCATCGTATTGAAATTCATCAGCTTCTATCGCTGACATGGCATCGTCGTCTTCTAAAACGTCGTACACCTCAACCACTGGAACTACGGGGACAGGCTTTACATATCCTGGGCAAGCAGGATTTGACTGCTCGTCGTAGCACTCGTCTACTCGAAAGCTATATATAACCACAGCATCTTCGACCGAGCCTTCCCCTTCAACCTCAATTGAACCCGAACCCCATTGCGGAGCTGGAATGTTAGAAAGGGGAAAAGATTTAACGATGGTGTTGCCTGGAACTCCCGACCAGTCGTCGGTTTCTCGAAAGATATAACCATCTTTATCGACGTTTTTGTTGCCAATATGAACTTTCATGTCAGCATCAGGGTCTTTTACGGTGGTGTATTTATATAGTAAGCCGTTAATATCAATACCCGGAATGTCAGGCAAAACAGAACTCATGCTCCAGCTTAGTGCTGTAGACGCAGCGTTTCCTGTTGTCCCGTAGCTATAGGGATCACAAGAAGAGTAAGAAGGCCAGAGTGCTAATAATAACACTAAGACCTGTTTTTGTTTCAACGTTCTCATTGAAAATCTTCCTCATAGGATTGTTCTGATCTCTTTGTATTTCTTCTTTTACGGCTTCCATTTCCCAAGCTAACCTAGCTTTATCGCCCACCAACCCATCCTTGGGACAGGGCGTCCCCGCGTTGAGCATGGCTTCAAACACTCTTTCGTCCTGGCACATTACGGATACCGCTGCCACTTTCATGCCCATATCGTACATGGTTTTGGCGTTCTTTAGTTTTTCACAATTCATGTCTCGAACGGTTCTACCCGCTGAAATACCTAGAATTTGTGTTTGTACTGCGCCTGCTACACCAACAGTACAGAGGTCAGAGTTACTAGCACTTATTTGTGGAGAAATAGCAGAAGGTGGCGGACTGTTGATAGTAGTGTCCATAGTTCCATCAGATATAATTGTGCTTTCTGATTTTATTGTATTGTCATCATCAGCAAAGACAGCGTTACCTATGGTAAACCCTACAATAAAGAAAAACGTTATTACGAAAAAACGTATCATTGCCTCTCCACTAACCGATCTAGCTTCTCTTCGATCCGGTCAAACTTGCTCATTATTTGCCCGAGCACCTGAGATGAGTCAGCTTTCGTGACATACTCCTTGGCCAGTTCTTCTCGCGTTCTATTAAGAAGAATTTGTACGCGGCTTAACTCAGAGTGTTGGCTTTTAATCCACCACCCTAACCCACCTAAAGAAGCGGTAAGCATCATGTTCCAAATAGAGTCCATCTCCATAACCTTATCTTTCTGCTAACACGTTAACACATATATCCATACATGCAAACATTACTCAGCATCCGCAATTGTCAGAGTACCAGCTTCGACTTGCTTGAGTATCTCTGCGTAGTGCCTGTTGGCTGGGTCTAGTGGGACTGACATCTCTTGTCCGTCTATTGTTGCTTGGATGCCTGAGTTGTTGCCATCCATGTCAGCTTGGTATTGTGCCGATGTAATGTTCATATTGTTTTCCATGATTATAACTCCGCATCTGCGGTAACATTTAAGCTACGCACTTGGGTTGATATAGAGTTAACATCAGCATTTGCTACATCATAAATAAGCCCTACTGATTGTTGTGATCCAGTTGCGCTCACAGAGTTTATAGTGTCATAACGAACACCAGGTTTATGCAAATCCTGATATGATACAGTTACTGAGGGCGATGCTCTCATGGTAACAGGTAAATTAATCTCTTGAGCATAAGCCTGAGTACCAGAACCGCTTGTCTGTCTAATATGTGCGTTATAGGTCTGGCCTCCAGCGCCATCTACTTTATAAAAATACCTCTGACACTTCGCCAGTTCTTCTCCGTATGATTTACCATGCTCGAATGGAGTAGCAGTGTCGCCGACTTCTAGTTGGACTCCTGTGATTTCAAATGTTGCATCATTCGTTGTGTACCAAGTTGAGGCCATATCTGGTACTCTTACAGCACCATCAAAAGCCCCCCAAGAATTTAGTGTCATTGTACCAGTCTTGTCTGTCCCTCTATACATGACCCATTCAATAACTAGCCCTGTATCAGTATTATTATCAAACTGTAAATTTGAGTCGCCAGAGATTATTTGTGTAACTTTTGTCCAAGTGTTAGCAGATAAAGCCCCTGTTTCAAAAGCAAACCCCTGCGATGTTCCATCACTAGTTTGCAATCTTGCATAAAAGTTTTGTGCAACACTAGATTTACACCAAAAAGACAGAGTGATATAACTAGAGCTAGAGGTATAATCCCACCCCATACTTGCTATGTCTTGTGCTTCAATAATATGTTGCAGTGCTATTCTATCATTTGCTTGTGCGCCACTAGTCTGATTACCATTAGTCAGACGGTATGAATATCTAAAACCTTTTTCCCAAACTCCAGTATCACTAGAAGTTAAAACTTGTTGTGAAGCTGTAGGTGCTTCATCATTACCAGCGTTTGACATCTTGAATCTATCAACTGTATTGTATCCATCAGTAGTTGAACTAGTCCCACGTTGTGCCACTTGCATAGCACCATTGATAATCATATTCCTGTTCGACAAAGCCCCTGCATCATAAGCATCATTGATCTCATCTAAGCTAGTCTTGTTGCCTAAGTCGGCTAAGTCTCTTGCTTTAGTCATAAGTGTCTACTCCTTATGGTTTTGTAGGCCACGTCACATCGTCTAGTGAAGTTGCACTTGTAGTTATATCTCTGAGTGCTTGTCTGTATGCAGTCTGTGCAGAAGTCATTGTACGATCAGACCCTGCCCACCAATCAGTAGCGGCAATCAAACGATCACGTTCTGCTCGTAGTAGCTTCATAGGTTCAGCCGCAATCAATGCGTCTTTCTTAGCTGATACTGCCGACCAAGTTGTACCCCAATCAGATGGGTCTTGGCTCTCAATTGCTGAACCATTTGCATCTGCGCCAGTTACTTTGGCGTACATGGTTGTGAACTCAGCTTCTGTTGTTGGTTCGCCACGGAGTACCCACTCTGTAACTCCCAACTCTGATAATGCTGTTGATATTGTTGTCATTTTATTTGGCCTCCTTTAGCCGTTATTTTTGTATTTCGTACACTACAAATGAAGATACTGATTGATAGTATGAATTAGAATTAGCCTCAGATTTACCTCTATTGATAGCTCCACCATTGTAACAAATTGCTTGTATTAGCCATGTTATAGGAGTTGTTGTATCAGATGCAGATGTATTGTCTGCGTAATCACCACTCATATAGAAAGCTTGGTAAGAGTTTGAACCTGTAGTGTCTCCACTTTTATATGGGTTTATATGGGCTGTTGTTGCTATTCTACTTTCAACACCTGATGCTATATAGTCACTTTGGATATTGCTATCACGCAGTATGCGAAAGCCCATAGAAAAATAATCACAAGAAATAGAGAGAGATGGACATAATATAAATTTACTGTTTGTTGACTTAGGTGTAAGTGTCACACTTAAGTCTGTAACATTAGTATAAGCAGAAGAGCCTATACTCATGTGACCTGTAAAAACTCCACTACCAACCTGTAACACTGTACCCGTTGTATTAATCCCTAAGTCAGCCGCCGTTGGTGTACCACCATTGGCTTTCTGTAGAGTATCAACTTTTATTATACTGGTCATTGTGCGATCTCCTGTAAGATAATTCTACCACCAGTACCATAATTATTTTGAGAGTCGCTGTTGTTATATTGTATTGTAGTAGCACCTTTGCACCCTCCTGATATGGTGTATGTGGTTGCACTAGTTGTATTTGGAGTATCTACATAAGTTCTTGTACTGTACGTCATATACCTATCAAGATCACTCTGCAGGTAAAAACTTTCTCCATATTCAGAAGATTCATCATCTAATAATGTTATTGATCCTCTTCTTAATCTTACTAATGCACCCCTCCAAGTATCTGTACTTACATTGCCGACATATATATGCTGTTCAAATACTATTAAAATTTTACTAGTTGAAAATTTAGGAGTTATTGTTGCTGAACCAATATCAACTTTAGTTGAACTTGTTACTGATGCATGACCTAAATCAGCATTAACTACCTGCACCACATGCCCTGCAATATGCACACCATTACCGCTTGTCTTTTCAACGAGGCTATCGACTTTTAATGTACTCATTGTGCGATCTCCTGCATGATTAACCAAGAGCTTCTTGGGGTTCTATTAAAGTAATGATTGTTTGTTGATACTATCTGTGACCCAGTAATTTTAATAGTATACGTACCCGCAGTAAGAACACCTGTTTGCCCCATTAAGTTATGCTGAAAGGACTCTTCTCCTGATGAATTAGGACCAACGTGTTCGGTATCTTGTATTAATACAGAACCAACGTACAGTCTCATTTCATAGGCTTTACCCCATGTTCCAGAAGCACTTACATACCTACCTACAGATGCCTGTGCCACTACCTTAGAGCCTTCTTGAACAGTAATTTGACCAGAGAACAATTCTTTTTCCGCATATGTGCTATCTGTCAACTGTGTGTCCCACTCAACACATTTAACCTGTATAGCATGCCCTGGCGCATGAAGTGTTTGACCACTTGGTATGATCACCTTGTTCGCATTAGACCCAGATGTTGGTCCTATTAAGTTTTCGACTTGTAATGTACTCATCTATATCACCGTTAAGTTTCCATTGACTGTGAGAGTAATACCCGATGCAACAGTAAGTGGTCCTGTAGCACTCGCATTTTCATCTGCGTCAATTGTTGTGTTAGTGTTTAGCTCTTGTTCATTAACTCGAAAGATGTCACCTGCTCTTGAGCCGACTGTTCCGTTGTCACCCTTGAACATGCCACCACCAGATACATTGGCTACTTCGAATGTTGTGTAAGCAACGACATCAAGTATATCACCTGTTGCTGCACCTGTTGTGAGTATTACATCTGAGCCATTGGCGGCTGTATAGTCTGCACCATTACTTAGGAAGATTCCATTAAGGTACACGTCAAGAAATTGTGGAGTATACCCACCTGTAGGAAAAACGGTTTGAAGATTAGTTGCAGTAATACTGTCCCTAGTCTGTGTAGCTTGGGGTGTTGGCTGTGTGCCAATATATCCACTCATTCTAGTCTCCTATATTTCTGCTGCATCCATTGCAGTCTGGTATGCAGTCTTAACTGCGTCTGTCCAAACTGCGCTACAGATTGCTTGTACTTCTGTTGACTGACCTGAGATGTCAGTGTCACCCCATGTGTCATCTGATTTAGTTGAGCATTGTAAGACGTGACGATGGAATGATCTGCTGATCTCTGTGCCATCTCGTGCTATCACAGTAGCTGTGCGAACTTGCACATGCTTGTGATCTCCTACGACTTCAATCTTATCTTCTACTTGTGTTTCTGTAAGTGCCATATTGGCCTCCTTTGTTTTATCGTGGCGTTATTGCCACCTGTCCAACCCAAAGCTATGCGGTGGGTTATGCTGTTGTATAGGATGCGGTACATCTCAAGTATCCGCCATTTGCCATTGCGTTTACAGAGTGCGCACTATTAGTAGTATTCTGTAGTACGAATAATTGGGTATTTCCTGACCTTTGCTGTACAATCTCTGTTCCAGAAGCCGAGGCCATACTTAACCATAAACCAACAGACCCACCTGTTTCGGCACATGCATCAAGGGGTGCGAAGGGTAAACCACCTACCCTTAAATTCCCAGAGCCAACACTAGAGATATTGTTTATTCGAAGTTTTATCCAAATAGTTACTAGGTTGCCTACTATTACATATGTTCCTCCTTGGGTAGTGTAAGTTAAACTTGGAGTTGCACCAGATGATGTAAAATAAGGAGTAAAAGAGCCAGTTTCAAAATCGTCCAAATAATTAGCCGCCCCAGTGCCACCGAGGTATACACCGCCTGATAGGTAAGCGTCTTTGAAGCGTCTATCAGCTGTTCCTAAGTCAACAGTTGTTGTATGAGCGTTATCTGTCACATTGTAAGGAATAACATATTGAGAACTATCTGTGTCAAACCTAAATCCAGATTTACCGCCAATAGTAATATCACCAAACGATGTTCCAATACTACCTACAGCAGAGCCGTCTTTGTAAAACACAGCAATGTCACCATCTGATGTTTTTCTATTAAACCCTGCTGATGCACCACCATCTCTTGTTGCGTGTACTTTCCCAAGAGAACCTAAAAGTTCTACACCAACAGTATCAATAGTTTGACTGCTTTTACCAGCAAGTACATTCTCTGAGCTATCAATCGTGATTGCTGTGGCGTTTGATTGATCATCAATACCTGAGAGTGCTACTTGGTAAGAAGCATATGATACTACAACAACTTGATCACCTGATACAGCCGCAACTGTAAGTGTTATGCTTGTAGAGTTAGTAGCTGTGAAGTCTGTACCATCAACTAGGCGTACACCATTGTGATACACATGTACTTTACCGACAGTGTAGTTAAGGCCAGTGAGACTTGTTGTGTTAGTCGTAATGTCAAAGACTTTTTTACGTTCTGCACCTGAACTAACGACAGATGCGCCTGAACCTATGTAACCTGCCATGTGTTAGTCTCCTATTAGGGTGTTTCGCTTGCTTCAGCGTTTACTTGTGCGGCTGTCTTAGCCCAGCCTCTTGTGAAAGCATCTGCTACGATTAGCTCTCTTGTTGCTGGTATAGCTACGCCTTCGTCTAATGCACGATTGGTGTACATTGATACGATTTCATCGTTAGCTATTCTAGCTCGTTCAGTGACTGCATTCTCAGCCCATTCTTCTGGGTCTAAAGCGGCATACTGTAAGCCTTTGTATTGTGTGTCTGTAAGTGTGATTGTTATGTTTGGCATACTTGCCTCCTTTTTATCCGATTAAATAGCCCATAAATTGTGACGTTCCGTTACCTTGTTGAATTACCAAATTACCAGAGTATGTAATTTCAGCCCCTGTCCACATTTCAACATAGTCATTTGCGTTTAGGGAGATTATCGTACTGCCTGAAACGTAAGGATGGTCGTAAGACCCACTTCCATAGTCATTCCCTGCGCCTTGTCCAAAAATCCTACCATAGAGTTCACTTCCGTTTTTTCGGAGGGCAATGGTAAGAACACGCAGGTTACTCTCTGCACCTATACGCAAGTTAATTGCGAATAAATAAGTACCTGCAACGGGCGCAGTAAAACGGTGATTTGTATTATTGTAGTGGCTACCCACATTAACGTCTGTATCACCAAAAGTTATTTTGGTATTAGTAGTAGCACTCTGCTCTTGGCTACTCGTTTTTTTTGCCATAAACGCTGGCTGATACGGCATTGTGACACGGCCTGATGCGTCAATGCGGAGGCGTTCTGTGCCGCCAGTAGTAATACCTAAGGTATCTGCTACTGGGAAAAACATACCAGTATTAGTATCATCAACATTTGAATATGTTGGAGTTGTTGCTCCTGATACTGCTGTTCTAATATTAAATCCATTTTGACCTGATGTTCCATGCACAACATTAGTATTTGTTTGCATAGGATTTATAGCACCAAGTTTCACATTTCCTGCTACCTCTAACTTAGCACTAGGAGAACTCGTCGCAATACCAACATTAGAGCCATCAACTGTTACTGCATCTGCAAGTTGAGCTAATTCGTTTTGTTTACTCATTATGTCTGCTCCAGTACGCTCACGATCACGTCACAGCTTGATGCTGTATCTGATGTTACGACAATAGTGTCTGTTGTTTCTAAGATGACTTTACCATCCAAGACTGAGAGAGATGCACCAGAAGGAATGGGTACACTCTTAACGAGGTAAACACCTGCCGCCTGTACATCGACTTTAATCTGTGATGCTGTTCTGTTAGCTAAGTTACAACCGATCATCACTGATGTAGTTGCACTTGGTACTGTATATGTAGTTGTAGCACCTGTACCAACTGAGGCGCTTGTGTAGTTCTTAAAGACGTTTGCCATGAATCACCCCAATGCTATTGCCATTGCCAAGCTTGTTCCGGCTTGATCGACATCTAAATTACTTCTAGCAGTAGCAGCCGAAGATGCTCCTGTTCCGCCATTTGCTATAGAGAGGTCAGTACCGCTCCACGTTGTGTTATTAACACTCTCCAACTTATCGTTATTTAAGTTGGTAAAGTTCGCATCAACTTCAGTGTTAGTTAGGGGCGAACCCTTGCCAGATCGTGTTACAATAGTAGCCATTGTTCCCCCCTACCTATTAAGATGCAGCTAAAGTGATTGTCCAAGTAACGGACATCGTATCATCAGCAGCTTTGTTAACGACGCTAAATACTGTACGGCAAAGCATGTCACCCGAGGATGCAGCGTTGAAAATTCCAGCTTCTGTTACAGCACCCGTTGCATCACCCGCTTCAAACGCAGAAACGTATGCAACTTTTTCGTTGTTAGAACCTGTGATCGTCGACGAGTCTAACGCTTCGCGAGACCCCAGTAAGGTCACAAGGTCAGTTTGGCTTGCGGCCGCTGCTGTTGTGCCGGAACCTAACGCCATGTGAGACATGACTGCTTTAGAAGTACCTGTCATGCGAGATGCGATATAAGCAAGCCCCGCGTTTACAACGAGGTTCTTTTCCACGCGTTCTTCTTTGATATTCCCGGCCTTGTCCTTTAGGACGATGTTAAGCTGACCGGATAGCTTTAGGTTTTCAAGGATCATTTCGATCTCCTAAGTAAAGGTTCGGGAAGCGCCGACGTAGTCTTCCGCAAAGTAAGTGAAGTCAGCAAAACCCTGACTTCGTAATGACCCCACGTCGGTCATGGAGGTTGTGTCTGACGGACGTTTACCAAAGTTAAGAACATCACCGTCCGTAACTCCGTAGCTGTCCGTAAACGCTCTGTTGTAACTCACAGCAAAGTTTAGGGCGTCTGTAGCCGCAGCTATGTTTCCTGTAACTTTTGCAAACTGCATTTCTTGGTCGTCTTCTGTAGTTGCTTCGCCGTCTAGGTCATCAGTTACAGTTGCTTGGTCGGCGAGGAATTTGGTAATCGCAAACGCATCTATTGCATCCACAGCAGTAGGAGCTTCGTTTAAGCCTTTATTGGGGTGCTTGACGAACAATAGGTCGTTGGTCGAAAAACTATCGTTTGCCACCTTGCCTAAATTAAACGTCGATACCTCACTGGCGCCGTACGCGTCATCAAACCCAGTGCTGAAATTTTTACTAATCGGGTCTAAAACTGTCGCTGTGTCGGTTAGCGGCTTAAAGAAATCAAATATGTGCTCTTCACTTACGTACCCATTATCTGCAAGAACTTTAAAGAACGCTAGAGTGGCATCCTCCGCCGCACTAGAGTCGTCAGTGAAAGTTTTAAACACGCTTAAAACAGCACCGTCTGATGTACCTACGCCGTCTAACGCAGCTAAACTGTCTAAGAACGCAGACGTTATTAAAAACTCGCCGGTTTCAAACGTCGCTTTTACGGAGTTTGCAGTGTAAGTCGCAGACACACCTAGCCGCTTGTACGCGGCTTTAAGAGCTTGGTGTAATACTACGGACTTGAGTTTCACGCAAAGTCCTCCCGTATTCTGAACCGTAAGGTTTCGTACAGAGTTTCACGAAGTCCAGAGGCTTTAACTATTTCTAGCTCACCCTCGTAAGTACCGGCTTCTTGGTTTAGATCGTTTGCCTGCCACTGGACGATTGCTACTCCAGTAGCAGCAGTGTCTGGGTTTACGTACAACGCTCGCGAGAATAATACTGTTGTTTCTCCAACAGCACGAAAATGCAGAGTTACAGAACCGCCTGTTAAGTCTGTAGCTAAGTTCGTATCTTCGTCAACCAACGTCACTTTTATTTGTGGTCCAGTGTCGCCTTGTACGTAGTTAAATGATGTTGCCATTATGCTCTCCTTCTACGACCAGAAAAGTTTTGAAACTGTACACGCGTTCTTACTCTGCGGTACTCTCTACTCTTCGCGTCGTCGATTTCTTTGGCAAACTTTTGTCGATAGTACATGGACAACTCCATGTTGCTCCACTCTTTGCCGGGTACAGATGTTAAATGTGCTATAGCCCCGTAAGAAATACAGCGCCCGTGAGATTCAAAAATCCAGTCTTCTACACCCGTTGCAGTAAGTTTTGTTTTAAGAACTCCCCACCCTCTGAAAGAGTATTTGTTGTCAGGTGTTGGGTAGAACCGAATAGATGTATCTTGGTAGATTGCATAAAAAGTCGGAGAGCCCGTGCCGTTGAACTGTGACGTGTCTAAATGTTTGTCTGTGACACGACTCATAGGTCGCCCATCCAGTATTAATTCGTAGACATTTTCTAGTATGGCTTCGTTAGATGGCAACTGTATTGGATAGTCTGCAACTTTATTTACAGCGTAATCTTTTTCTATCTCAAAGCGCCAAATCTCGCTTCGCTCTAAGAACTTAGAAGCGGCCTCTTGTAAGTGAGACTCCATAACAATCTCAGGACAACCCGGTAGGTAAGGTTGTAGGTATGGGTAAAATTTACTCCAAAGGGTTGTAGCCATTTACGCCACCATACTTCCTGGAGACGGCGAAACTGCCGCGTCCACTTGAGTTTTTGTACCAATCGCCGCGTTGAATGTTTGAAAAGCAGATGAAGCGCGTGCCTCATTAGCTCCGTACTCTGCATCTTTCGAGTACGCTCTATACAATACCCAATCAGTGATTGGACCAAGGTATATGTCGTCAAGTAAAATAACTGTGGCATTACTGTTTGCGGGGTCTAACTGACTGTCTGTCAGCGCGTGCTGATCTGGTGTGTCAACGTAGACGACCTCGAGCTGTGCTGTTGCAGCCGCCGGAGGATAAACATAAAAATCTTTAGGGTTACGTGGATCGTAAGTATAGTGTTGTATGTTAGCGGTTTGTGTTTCTGTATGCCAACTGGGGCGCTGATCATCTAAAACACTCTGCGCAACAACTCTAACAACTTTCTTAGTGGAGGCAGAAGCTACATTTCGTTTGATGTCCAAAAGTCTGATCGCTGTAGGAAATCCACCGCTAGAAGCAGTTAATGTCTGTTTAGACCCTGCCGCGCATGTAAAAGTTGCACACTTCGCGTTTGCGTCTGGTCTAAGTAAAACTATGCTGAGGTACGACTCGTTCAACCACCGTTGAAGCTCGAGACGCGGCCAACGCACGTTTGAATCTTGTAAAATAGCTTCGACGCGAGAAATAACATCGATAACCTTTATGGTCGCCATTAGCTTAGTCCTCT